ACAACCTGCGCAGCATGAACCGCCCCTCCGGTGCCCAAACGTCCGTCTACTACGTCGCCGTGGTGGACGACCCGACGCTGATCTATGAAGTCCAGGAAGCTGGTGCCGGGTCGGTCCTGACCGCCGCCAGTGTTAACCGCAACGTGAATCTGAACAACGGAATCCGCACGGGGACCAAGTTCTTTTCGCCGGCCTACCTGGACAACAACACCGTCAACACCACAAGCACGTTGGATCTCAAGATTCTCGGCGCCGTTCAGCGCGCCGACAACACACCCTTCACTGCTTCGCAGCGGTGGCTGGTGATGTTGAACAATCACGAGTTCAAGGCTGGCACCACTTCGCCGTAAGGACAGAACATGGCTATCATCACCACTGGTACCCACCCAAAACTGCTCTGGCCCGGACTTGCAGCAATCTGGGGCCAGATTTACGACCAACACCCGCCGGAGTATGTCGATCTTTACAACGTCGAAACTTCGCGGCGTTCCTACGAGGAAGACGTGCAGGTCACTGGCTTCCCGCTGGCGCAAGTCAAAGCGGAAGGCGAGGGCGGTTCGTACGCTGGCGAATCGCAGGGATACGTCAGTCGCTACCTGCACATCGCCTACAGCCTTGGCTTCATCGTGACCTATGAAGAACAGCAAGATGACCTGTATATGCAGGTCGGCTCTGCACGGTCTAAGGCCAATGCGTTTGCAATGGCTCAGACGATCGAAGTCGTGGCGGCTTTCCTCTACAACAACGCCTTCTCGACCACGTTCTTTACCATGCCGGATGGTGCGGCCCTGATCAGTGCCTCGCACGCAACCGTCTACGGCAGCACGTACTCCAATGCGCTGACGCCGGCAGCGGATCTGACCGAAGCCTCGCTGGAAGACCTGGTCATCCAGATCATGGGTATGAAGAACGACCGTGGTCTGAACATCAGTGCGTTGCCGCAGTCGTTGCATATCGCTCCGAGCGAGGTCTTCAATGCCCAGCGCATTCTGAAGTCCATCAATCAGTCCGGTACGGCCAACAACGACATCAACGTGCTGCGGGAGATGAACGTCTTCCCAGGCGGCGCCAAGGTGAACCACTACTTCACCAGCCCGCATGCCTGGTTCGTTCGGACGAACATCCCCAACGGTATGAAGATGTATTGGCGGGAGCGCCCGTCGCTGAACATGGACAACGACTTCGATACGAAGAACAGCAAGTCCCTGGCCTACATGCGCTTCTCGGTCGGCGCCACCGATCCCCGCGGGATCTTCGGATCCAACGGACCGTAACCTCGCTGCTCCGTAGCAGCGCGAAACCAATCGCGTCCCCTTCGGGGGACGCTGCAACCGGAGACTTAAATGCCTACCCCTGCCAGATTCCCTCAAGGTATTTCCACCGATCCGCCCCATGGCATCATGGGGAACTGCGGCCTGCCGGACCCGTTCTTCTGGCACGTCTACTCCAACCATTTCGATGCGCTGAACGCAGCGGACTTCACCACCACCAAGGTGGGGACCGGTACGGCAGCTCTGACCGCTAATACTGGCGGCGCCATCCTCCTGACCACCACGGCCGGCGCTTCAGATAGCGTGCTGGAACAGCTCGTCGTTGCGAGCTTTGCCTTCACAGCCGGTAAAAAGTTCATCTTCCGTGCGAAGTTCCAGTGCAGCGATCCGACCAACAGCACGCTTCATGCGGGCATGCTCGTCACTTCGGCCACCCCGCTTGCTACCGCAACCGATGGCCTGTATTTCCGCAAGTCCACTGGCTCCACCAGCATCCTCCTGCGCAACAACGTGGGGAGTGTGACTACAGACCTAGACCTGTCCAGCGTCGGTGGTGTTGCTACCGCAGCCACGGATATTGTCCTCGGCTTCTACATCGACCCCAAAGGCGTCGTCTCAGCCTACATCAATGACACTACTGGCTTTGCCGTCCAGAACGGTCCCGGCGGTTCTCGCGGCCCTGTCGCATCCTTCACGCCCACGCTGACCAGTAGCCAAGTCAACGTCTCGTTTGGGATTACGAATGGGGCGGCTGCGGCCAAGACCATGACGGTGGATTACATCTACGCCGCCCAGGAGGCCTAAATGGCCAACTCCTTCACGTCCCAGACGCTGCTGGACGGATCGCGTAATGCGATCCTCAAGCTTACTGGTGTTCTCGATACCAGTGACTTGGCGCTCCAAGCTGCTATCTCCATGTCCAGCCTCACTCAGGGCGGGAGTGCGGCGGCGCCTACCAGCGTGCGGATCGACAAAATCGAGTACAGCATCTCCGACCAGCTGGAAGTACAGCTGCTTTGGGAAGCGACGGCCAATGTGCTGATTCTCCCTCTGGCGGGGCGTGAAGACATGTGCTTTCGGGAAGCCGGCGGCCTGCAAAACAACGCGGGCGCCGGCAAGACCGGTAACATCCTCATACGCACCACTGGTTGGACCTCCGGCACTCAAGTCTTCACGCTCATCATCACCATGGTGAAGAACCCGTGACCTGGCAATTCTTAGCCCCGCTTCAGCGCATCCTCGATTACTCGAATGTGCTGCGCCAATCCAGTGTTGCGTTTGCCTCGCCCGCCTCTAGCGGGGCAACGCAGCTTGTTGCGGCACAAACGGGGCTGCGTATTGTGGTCTTGCAGATCGCGGTCATAGCTAGTGCGGCGCAGAACGTACGGTTTCAGTCGGCCGGTACGGACATTTCCTGCACATTTCCGCTGGCCGCCAACGGCGGCTTTGTGCTGCCTGCAAGCCAACTAGGCTGGTTCCAAACCAACGTAGGAGAAGCCCTTAACGTCAACCTGAGTGCGGCGGCTTTGACAGGCATAACCCTGACTTGGTGCGCTGCGCCTTAAGGAATAGCCATGTTTGAACGCCTCAAGAGGTTTGTTCTTCCCGCCAGTCTTCAGGCTGTTGACACGCTTCGTGTCGGCCGTCTCGTAAAAGGAAAGCACGTCATAGCAAATGGCATGCTGTGTGTAATCAAAGGCTGGGGTAAAACCCACGCCATTCTCGAAATCCTGGCTTCGACCGCGGGCAGCGGTCGGGCGCAGAAGGGGACTCTCCAGGTAGGCTTGGAGGAAATGCGCGCAGCCACCGAGGACGAAATCCAACTTTATGGAGCTTTGCATAAGTGAGCGTCTATTCCTACACTGTCAGTAACGTGTCGCTGTCCACCACAGCGGACACTATGACGATTATCCCGCCCTCGAACCGCAGGATCCAGGTCCTGGAAATCTCGATTGCCGGCATGGGTACGACCAGCGCCGCCAATGAGCTTGGCGTTTACCGATCGTCCGGCGGTACGACTGGTGGCGGCGCCCTCACTGGCGTCAAGTTCTCGTCCGATGCCCCGACCGCTGGTTCGACTGTCAACACTACCTGGTCCGCACAGCCGACTTTGGCGGGCAAGGTTCTGGCGCTCGGCGTTAACTCCAACGGCGGGATCTACCGGTGGGTGGCTGCCCCCGGAGAGGAAATCGAAAGTAGGGGCGGGGTTGACCAGATCAGCCTGCGTTCAGCTGTAGGCACGGGCTCTGTTTCCGTGCATGTGGTTGTCCAGGAAGATCCGCGGTAATGGCTATTACCCTGCGTGAGCAAACCCTAGCCCAGTTCGCGGCACGCTTCTGGGCAAAGGTTCGAGCCGCCCAGCTCGCGCAGGACCAACCGACACTTCATCGACTTGTCTGGTGGATTCTTGAACGTATTGCTGCTGGAGATGTAACTGATGCTCAGGTGCTGTCCTCCTTCAACAGTGCGTTCGGGCGTTCGTTGAACCTAACGCAGTGGACCGCATTTAAGACTACAACGCTTCAGCCAATTCACGATCGGTACGCTAACATGCAGGGGCAAGCAGCACTATGAGTGTGCTAAACGTGGTCACAGTTTTAGACGCCGCCCTCCAAAAAGATGGGCGGCGTTTTGTCAAGGACACCTACACCCTCGCCGACGGGCGTATCCAGGTGTATGTCTACCTAGCCGACCCCGGCGCCGACACAACGGCAATTGCTACCACGCGGACAGCAGCAATAAATGCTCAGTTGGCTGAAGAAGAAGCTGTCAACTTGTTGGGGATATAATGGCTGATCTACACCTTCGCGGAACCCTTGGGCTAGACGCTTCCAGCGGCGCAACCTGGACTTTGGCTAAAGCCACGCTGAATGGCATTGCGGCTGTGGTTGCTGCTGGCGACAAGGTTTGGTGCGATTCGGGGCAGTCCGAAACCGACGGTACGGCTCAAAGCCTTAGTGCTGGAACTCTAGCCAGCCCGATCTGGGTAGTTGGCGGAACCCCAAATCTGGTGAGCGGGACGGGGCTTACAGCTGTCAGCACCTCTCCTGGGTACTCCATTTCCACAACCACTACCGCTTCCATCACTCTCAACGGATTTTTATTCCTGGACGGGCTGTCCATCAACGCCGGTTCGGGTAGTAGTACGGCAAATATAATTCTAGGTAATAACACAGACCATCAAATAACTATGCGGGATAGCCTTCTTATCCTGGGAAATACCTCCGTCAGCTCTTTGATTCAGCTAGGAACAACTTCCTCTGCTAGCCTCCCGCGAATCGTCTGGCAGAACACGCAAGTTAAGTTCGGAAACGCAAGTCAGTCTGTGCGGATTCAGTCCTGTTTGTTCGATTGGCGGGGAGGGGGAATAGCCTCTGGCAGTTCCGCAGCAACTACTTTGCTTTCCCCCTCCGCAGGGAGAGGGGCAGTCGTAAAACTTTCCTCCTTGGACCTATCCCTCCTAGCCTCCACGTTCAACTTTATGAACAGTGCGAATGCTGTGGGGGATTTGACCGTGGTAGGTTGCACGCTCCCTGCTAGTTGGAGCGGCGCGCTCCTTGCCGGAACTGTTGGATCTGGCATCCGCGCTCGCCTACATAACTGCGATACAGCCAATAATGGCTACATCCGATTCATCGAGCAGGACACTTTCGGCATTTCTACGCAGGAAACAGCAACTGTTATCTCGGGGCATGGGGACGATCTTTCCGACTGGTCTGAGAAGATAGTCACCACAGGGAATGCTCAGTACCCCTTGTTTGGGTTTGTCGGCGTAGCCCGAAGCCTCCCTAATACGGCAACCTCTGGTACAAAAACTCTCTCGGTAGAGATTACCAGTGACTCGACTCTGACTAACGGCCAGATCGCATTGCGTGCGCGCGTGATGGGCTCGACCGGTTCGCCCATCTATACGAATGTGACAAGCGAGGTTACTGACGTAATCACAACCCCTTCAACGCTTACCACCAGCGGTGCAACCTGGGCAAATGGAAAGACAAACAAATACACTTTGAGTGTCTCCCTAGCTCCACGGGTCGTGGGCGAGATTCTCTGGGAAGTGGTGGTTTTCGCAGCTTCCACCACTGTCTACGTTGACTCTGTTGCGACTCTGACATGAGCGGCACTGGACTGACTCCTGGCGGCGCCGTAACCCAGGTTGCGGACAGCAAACCTCGCCTAATCCCTGGGTACGGTGTAGTCCAGCGCTCTGGAGCAGCCGCAACGCCGGAGATGCCGGCAAGTATAACCGCGCGCGGGCTTCCCCTTCGCCGTCGTGGGGCGTTGTCTGGCGGATGGCAAACCGGTGCTGTGCAGGAACCGCCAGTAGCTGTGCCGGATATGCCGCCGTTGCCCGCGGCGGTGCTACCCTTTTTGCGAAAAGCTTATGTTGGGGGTTGGGTACAAGCCCCCGCACCTACGTCAGCAGCTCCTGCGTCCGAGCTGCTTCAAGGTTCTTACCACTTCGACCTTCCGCGGGTGTCGGCTTTTCGCGTTTTTTCCAAGTACGGTGCGGCGCAGGTCGCTCCGCTTTCCAGCAATTTTACCCCGCCCCCGCCAAGCGGAGTTTCCTCTTTCCTCCCGCTTGTAGGTGTTGGCAACGGAGCTTGATATGGACCAAAGCGCACAACGTATCATCCTGATGGCGTATCGAGACAGCCAACTTCTGGGGGAAACTGACATTCCGACAACGGATCAGTACGCGAGCGGTCTCGCCCGGTTGAACGACCTGTTAGCATTGTGGGCCACGCAGGGGCTCAAACCCTGGATGGTACAGGTTGTGGACCTGCCCCTGGTTTCAGGCACAGGCACCTACCTTGTAGGTCCGACCGGCGTCCTAGTGTTGCCACGTGCGCCGCGCCTCATAGATGCGCAGTACCGAAGTGTCACAGGCAGTACGACCCCTTTGGGCATCCTGTCCCAGACAGACTACAACTCGCTCACTAACCGCACCCAGACCGGAGCAATCAACTCCGTTTTCCCGCAAAAGCTATCCAATGGAACCCGCCTGTTCTTCTGGATGGTTCCTGGGGATTACGAAGCAACGGGCGTTGTCGAGTTGACGCTGCGTACACCACTTGCCTCCCTGGAGGACGTTACGGAAACAATCCAGTTTCCTCCGGAATGGTTCATGGCACTACGTTGGGGGCTGGCAGATGACATGTGCACTGGCCAGCCTGGTGCTATCATCGAGCGGTGCTCTGCCCGCGCCAACCAGTTCCGTATGGCCTTAGAGGACTGGGACACGGAAGATGCTTCTGTCCGATTTGCCCTGTCCAATCAATGAACATTATTCCTTTTGGAATAAGGAACACAAATGGAAGATCAGCCGCAAACAAATCCACAACCAGCTGTCCCGACTGCGCGCAAACACCGCATGCAGCTTGTCGCCTTCCCCGAAAACAGGGGGGAGGATACTACCAAGGACAGCCGTCTTGTTAACGGGTATATCGAGCGGTCGCAGCGTGGCCAATTCTACGTCTACAAGCGCCCTGGTGTTTCCGTTTACGCTTCCTACAGCGGAGCGGGCATGGGCATGTATAACTGGAACGGAGACATATACTCTATATTCGGAGGGACACTGCGAAGAAATTCGACTACCGTAGGCTCAGTAGACACGACGGGCGGGGTCTACGCCTTTTCCTCCTGCCTAGGCACCACGCCAAAGCTCTTCCTCATGAACGGGGTTAAGGCTTATGTCTATGATCCCGTTGGCGGCTTAGTAACCGTCACGGATGTGGACTATCCAGCAGCTCTAGTTCGGGGAGCTGTATACCTCGATGGCTATACTTCTGTCATGGACCCGAGCGCTACAATCTACAGCAGCGGCTTGAATGATCCCACCGCCTGGGATCCACTGGACTTTCTCAAAGCTCAGATCGAGCCGGATCGGGGCGTAGCTTTGGCCAAGCAGTTGGTCTATATCATCGCTCTAAAGGAGTGGACATGCGAAGTTTTCTACGACGCTGCAAACGGAG